CTTGTGGGTAATAATAATAACCAGCGAATTTCAACGCTTATTGAACGATATAAGTCGTTTGCAACTGACTTATAACCTTACCAGGATCACACCTGGCGAAATTGACACATTGTTCTTTAATCATCAAAGCAGTTTCATAACTAATTTGATGATGGGCAGCAACACTTTGCAATTCATCGTTAGGACATGATTGCATCTTGTCATTCATTCCTTGTTGCCAATCACGAATGTAGGCAACATAATGTTTATCGACAACGAGTTTATTCTGTCTGTCTCCTCTAAAGCAATCTTTAGTAAGGAATTTCTTAGCAGCACGAACGACGTCATAAGAACTACCGCACGAACATACACAGAAACCGCAAAATTCAGCAACCTGATATTTGCAGACTTCGCATTCGCGCATAGGAGCTTTTTTAGGGTCAAGGACGAAATACTGGCCAGACGCCATCTTCCAAAGTTTGGCGTCACGGAATTTCATCGCACCGGCTAGACTATCGTCTCCACCGAACACACCACCAATCCAGTCTTTTGGATCGGCTGCAGCAAGTGTAATACAAATGTTGTCCTGAGTATTTTCAAGATACGTGGCAGGTTGGCCAGTATGTTGAATAACGGTAGTATATATGGCATACTCACTTCTAATCTGTTGATTAAATCTACAGAATTTATAGAACTCTTCAGGAAACACCATTCCTTTGAATGATATGTTAAACATTTGTTTATACATATGTATAGCAAGATCAGTGGTGTTAGGACCATGCAAATTATCATACTGAGGAAAATCACACTCAAGTATCTTTGCACCTGCTTTACGACAAGCATAATGAAACTCACGTAACTTAATCTTAAGTTCTTTATCAGTCATCTTGTAGTTAATCACTATAAGGGGATTCAGAACGGCAAGATACATGAGTTGTATAGCGCGAAACATTGGACCGAATGCTGCATTTAGCTCTTTAGACCAAGCTTTAATGGGTTGACCGGCTTTATCATCATAAGCAGCAGTAGGACTCTTAGGCTTATTCTGAG